GATGGTCGGTCGAACGAAATGCCGACAGCTTTCCGAATTCGACCGACCATCGTTGGAACAGCCCTATTCCAGGGATCTTCCAAAAATTTCGCCTTACCACCAAGCGGGTGCTTGTACTCTAGATGCTCGTGCTGTTTCCAAGCATACTTACTTGGATCTTTTTCTTCTTCAACCGATCCCATGCCTTCCTTGGCAGCTACTTCACGACTAATCCTCATCACACCTGTAGTCTGATGACCAATCTTTACACCTGACTCAATAATGTTACCCTCAATGTCAACTGTCTGAACGTACGCACCTTCCGTACTTTGCGTGGTAGCTGGTGGTGCGCCATACCAGATTTTCATCTCCATCAACATAGGCGCCTTGATGAGCGCGCTTTTATCGATATAGTGGTCATGCTTTCCGGAACGCTTCAAGGCGCCTGACTCTTCAGGACATTCTGTTAACGACTCCACGAGTACGTCCGCTAGGATGTTTTCCATCTCACACCCTGCAGCGTTCATCGCATACTTGGGAAGCTTTAGAAGATTGTTCTGAAGCGCTTCAAAACCTTCAGCTCCAAAGATGACCCAAGAACCAGTCCCCCCTGAAACAAAATCAGCCTTGGGAGGCTCTAACTTGACAGGTTCAGGAATCTTCGCAATTTCCTTGACGACCTGAATCGAGCCACTTGACGTTTTTCTAACAAGACGTGGAGGTCCAGCCATGGTTAGAAGTGTAACGTTACGTGGTGATTTCCCCACTCATCTGGCATGATATCTACCGAAATTAAGGGTGGTTGAGTTGGCTGATAATCGCTCGAGAAAGTGACCCGATCATGGATGCCAATAACGTCCGTACTTCCAAGAATCGCATAACCCCGCGCTACCACCTCCTGACCTCGCGCGTTTAGAACCTTGTGGTTCATCATACGAATGAAGCACTGGTACGATTTCAAGGACCCGTATATTGGTTGACTTGAAGCCGAACGACCCACGTATGGCTCGATAACAAGCGTCTCCGCCATCATATCGAGCCATTCAGTAATGTCAAGAACTGGCATATTGGTTAGATCGTTGTCAACGGGTTAATGGGCGGCCTCTCTGGGTCAGGTGCTAGTGGGTTATCGTCCAGATTACGCACGATTGATGGCTGCACCGCGTCGCTATTTTCGCTAGTGACCAACTTATCACTAACCGAGATACCACCAGCGAACGGCATCTGGTACGTCAAACCACGGGCACGAAACTGATTCGCCATGGTCAGGTACTTATCAACGTCGTAGATGATGTCCAGGTCACCAACACGTTTACGCTTGATGTCCCTAGCCCGAATAATGATGATGTCGCAGAGCCGCGCAGCCGCCATGTAAACGTTCTGCTCTTCCTCCAGGACCCAATCAATTTCAGTGTCCTGGAAGAGGGCCCTTAGTGGGTCAGTGTCCTGAACCAGGAAGCGTACCTGATCCTTATCCTCAACGAGGTTGGCGTTGTACGTGAACATCGCTACCTCTCAACCCCAAGGATGTAAAAGGATCGGTCATCAGTAAAACCTGAACTTGTCGTAATTCGGTTCGTTACCTCATATTGCACGCCAGCCGTCCCACCCGCGAACGTTACCTGAGTCTTTTGCGACCCAGTCACGATAGATGGGGAAGAGAGTACAAGGTCAGTATTCGGGTTAAGTAGCCACGCGCTTGTCATGATTAACTCACTAGAACCAATCTCGACAAGCCACGCCGTCCAATCAAACCCGTAAGGTTCAGTGCTGTCGACGTCCTTCTCGTACAGGCATCCTGGTTGTCGAATTGTAGAGATCATCGACGAGTTACCTCAAGCTCCCTCACGGGGACTGGTACGATAATGAACCTGCCACCCACCGTAGGAACTACAACCCAGTGATTAGAAGCGTCAACGGCTACAAATCGACCTATCGAGGGTACGGTAACAAACCGACCAATTCCAGAAACGATAACAAAGTCTTCAAGGTACGGGTCAGCGGTCGCGGCCGAACCCTGGTGGAGCAAGATCGCTGGAACACCAACGACGTTGTATTGACCAGGACCTACGATGAACGCATAGCCTAATAGGTAGCTTGAACTCTTTCCACTAACCTGGTACGCTCCAGGGGTCAGTAAAGCAAGCCGGTGCGAGGCTAAGATTGCAGCATCCCCAGTCAGGTGATATGACCCTGGAAGACTGGACAGCACCCTCGTTGACTGAAATGATACAGGATCTCCTATTAGAAGATAACTACCAACCAGGGTGTTGAGCGCAACCCCCTTGGTAAGAATCGCGGCATCACCAGAAAGCAGGTACGTGCCCGAAGTGGTCGAGAACCTGAGAGAGCGAACGAGAGCTACACTATCTCCAACTAGCGAATAAGTTCCTGAACCTGTTGTGAGTACCCGCCTGTATAGAAAACTTGCAGCGTCACCCGTTATGACGTAACTTCCAGGACTAGTTCCTAACGCTGCACCCTTAATGAGCGTAGCGCCGTTACCAGCAATAACGTAGCTACCTGAAACTGTCTTAACAACCCGATTAACTACGGTAGGTGAGCTAATCCCAGTTACGGTATAAGTACCAACAGCTGACTTAACAACTCGGGCTGAAATAACCTGGGCTGATGATCCGGTAACATTATAGGTAGCTGGAACCGCCTTGACGACGTGCACTGACAGCAGGGCAACAGCCACCCCGACAACTGCATATGCACCAGCAGTCGTCGCCATCGTGTAGGCGTTTAGTGGTGTAGATTGATTGAAGGGCCCGCGTGACCGGAGTTGAAAGAAAGACATACGCTACCTTGCCAACCCCGGAGCAAAGACACGAGGGCGCAGGTGACTTGGTCGATTCATGCTCACGCTAGTCCAGTCCCTAATGTTTGCCGCGACCATGTTAAACCCGTAAATGCCAGAGTCAGTAACCATGGACATGTGTGGGGTGTAAAATACGTAAGTAACAACAACGCCGCTGACGATATAGGAACCCGTCGAAGTAGTAAGGACGTAGGCGTTAAGCCCAGCGTGCTGATACGCGCCAAGGTCAAGGTCGCCGCCCTGAACGACCCCAAAATCAAGATAGACGGACGTAGCCATTACGGTATCGTCAGCGGCCAGCCAACCGATTTGCAGACCGCGCCCGCACCAGCTGCATTGTTAAGGCTAAAGTCCTTAGCCGCGGCGTTGGTAAATGGGTCACCCGTCAAAACAACATCGTGGGTGCCACCTGTAAAGTTGGAGTAGGCACCCGAGGTGTTGCTACCAAGGGCGTTATAGTCGCACTTACCACGGGCGAAGCTGTCACCGGTAGATGCCAGGTACTTGATACCGTAACCGCCGTTACCCCAAAAAATATTGTTGCGAATAACGGACATGAAGGCTGGATTAACCTGGGTGATCTCAAGACCATGCGAGGCGTTGTTGTAAAACACATTGTGCATCACGAGCGCTGGAGTAGTAAAGGAGGCGTCGGTGAGCTGTACCGCGCCGCCTGAACAATGGCAGTTGGCGATAACGTTACGAAGCACGGAGCCAGAGACGCTACCTACCGTAATAGCAGGACCACGCCAACCATCAATCCGGCAACCGATGATCTTATCGCCATAAGAGCCAGACGGAAACGCCGCACTTATCCCCGCTGACGTTGACCCACTATTACGTACCAGGCACCCCAGAGCAGCGTATGAGTTATCACCACAAGCGCCCATGTCAACGCCGTTTTGGTCAAAGATACAATCCTCAAAAATCATCAAATCGCAGGTGTTAAAAAAATTCGCCACAGCTCCCACGCCACTAGACTTTATCGAAATAGAGGTAAAGTGCCACCCGCTGGTCTGATAAAACCACAACGACAGGGCACTGATTAGAGGCCGACCATTGTAACCGATAAGCCGGATACTGCCACCCGTCGTGTTGCCAGCGGGGAAAGTGTAGTAGTTAGAAGTAGTCCAGTCGGGTGTAGACGGGTCAGCAAGACTGGTCGAGCAACGGAAGTTGATAACATGACCGGCTGCCACAGGAGCCGCAAACGCAGGCAAGTCACCACCACCAGCTGACGAGGATGTGGCGAATGATCGGAGGTCTAAAAGTGCTCCACCAATAGAGCCAACACCACCACTACCAGCCGCGCTAGCGGTAGGTGAGCGGTCCAATGTTACCTGGCTGCTGCTGGTGTAGCCCGTTATCACGTAATGGCCGGTAGCAAAGTTTGTACCTGCCGAAAAGCGGATAACATTACCAATCATGCCTGAGGTGAACGGGTTAGAGGCGCTGGTCAGGGTAGTAGACCCCGCGCTAGGCGTCGCAAAATTGCTAGCGCTGCCGATGGCGGTATCACGGTCCGCGTAATTGATCCCGGAGCCAGACACGGTAGCGTCAAAACCACCACCATTAGTCTGGCTGCCGCCAGAACGGACCCACCACTGCATCGACGTGCTGATGGACACCCTACCGCACCGGCTGAATGCACAACTGCTGGAAGATTACCCAGTTAGTGCTGAGATTTTGAACGTCCGCCACCGTCGCGGTGCCGTTGAAGCACTTGGCCATGAGGGTGCAGACAGAATTAAACACCAACACGTCCTGAGACGTTGATTTATGCGGCACGTCCACGCGTGAGTCGGTCCACGGCGGGCCGTTGGCGGCGCGGTCGTAGACGTCGGTGATAGCGTCCTCGGCATCAGCAAGGCCGAGCTCGAGAGAGCGGCCTATCTCTGCAAAGACGCGCATGTAAGTGTCACTGTAGACCTGCATCTGCTGATCAGTTGCCTGCATCTGACCCTCCTTAAGGCCAGCGTTGCTGCGCCGACGACATCAGACCAGAGCGTAGCCCCTGCATTGGGGGACCAAAACCACTAATACGGTCATCTGGAGATGTGTCGAAACAAACCTCGATGTTATCCAGAGTATGAACACGTTGACCATGAATGTTAGGCTGCCCGACACTCAACACTAAATCACCAACAGGAATGATGCTAGGAGTAAACGGATGCCCGTCAGGTGGAAATGCTTGACCAGCGTTTCCATAACCAGAACCAACGGCCATAACAAAAGAAATCTGCGGAATGCTGTAGTCACAGGTCACAATGGCCCGATAAAACTGGTTATACGAAGGCGTATAAGTCTGTGATGCTAGACTACCACCTGCAGGATCTAATAAATATACCTGCGTTGTGTTACCTTGTATAGCCTCAGCCCAAACCTGCCAAATCGCTCCATTAGTAGCTGTTAGCGAAAGTAACCAACCAGGATCTACCCCAACAATGTCTGTTTGTTCACTCATGGCGAAGGTAAACGCCACAATCAACTTACCTGACCACATCCTAAAGCTTGGACCAAGTTGCACGAAACTGGAATGAGGGCCAGCACACTCCAGAAAATAGTTGCCCATGGAACCACCTGGAGCTGAATAAATGGTCATTCCTGAAACTAGTGACCCTACCATCTCTCTAGAATCACCCTCCTCAAAACCGATACGCCACACCGTCTCCATCAGCGAACGCGCTCCCCAACGCGGACGACATCTGTGCTGCTAGTGTAGATCCCGCCCTTGTAGTTTTCCATGTTTACAGGGTCCCACGTCAATCGAGCAAAGCCAGGAGCACCGTTGCCACCCGCACGATCAGTTACTGACGTAGCGCAGCCACCAGCACCACCACCACCATAGTTGGTACCAGCATTTTGCGTCGCACTGACGCTGGTACCCGCGCCACCCGCACCACTTACTCCATCACCGGCAGCTGCCCCGGCGGTACCTGTCGTTGCCGCGTTTGATGCTCCATTCGCACCAGCTCCCGCGCCACCTCCACCACTAATTGTAGCCGCCGTTCCTGCAGCACCGGATCCTCCGGCAATGACAAGGTCACCGACCCCGCTGGTAGTAGCTCCTGTACCGCCTGCAGACGTAGTGCCGCTCGCCGTAGATAACACTCCACCTGCACCTCCCTTGGCCACCACGGTGGTCGTCGCAAACGTCGTATCGTTACCATTTACAGTAACCGTAATACTAGCAGTCGAGGCTTGTCCGACTGCAACGGTATAGGAAGTACCAGGAACCACAGTAACATTTTTACGAGCGTACTGACCACCGGCACCGCCACCCGAGTAACAAGGGTTGCCAAGCGCACCTCCACCAGCACCACCCCCACCCCACAACTCGACAAACACCATAGTCACGTGAGCCGGACAGACCCACGGGGTGCTTACCGCGGTAAACGTCAACTGAGGCATCAGTTGAGGGCCTCGATGGTGTAGTTGATGCCCTGGATGGAGTTAGCCGCGTTAGCGGTGCCCCACAGCATCGTCAAGGCGAGAGCCGTGTCAGACGTCAAGTCAACGGTCACGGCAGCAGGAGTCGTGCCACCAGTCGATCCCGAAACTACTGGGTAAGATAAACCTACGGCGGTACCAGTGGTGTAGAGCGTCCACGAGCCGTTAGTCATCAACGTGCCGGTAGAACCGTTAGTACGAACCTGTATAAGAATTTCAGACTCAAACAGGGCGGTCATCGAAGCACCACCACCAGCAGCAGAGGGCGTGGTAATAGCACCTGACTTAGCGATTACAGTACCAGCGACACCGCCCCACCTCGCCGTAAAGGTCAGTGTAGGCGTCGCCGTGGTGCCATACGCTCCAAAGATCCGCAACCGCAGGCAACGGCCATCCTGAAGATAGTTGGCAGGGATGGTAACGTTAGGAAAGAGGATAGTCTCGGTAACACTGTTGACGATGGCGGCGCCCGAGGCGACCGCCCACGCGATAGTTTCAGACCAGAACTGACGAGACATCCTAACTCCTAAATCTTCAAGCCAATGTAACCGGGGTTAAGAATTATCTCAACGTGCCGTCTACCGCACACTGAGCATTTACGAATCGTTCGATTACCGTTCTTGAACGTGACTTCCTCAACCACGATCAAGTTTTTTGGGTCAGTACAACAAGGCGGCATCATTACGCCAACGTAAACAAGGTACCGCTTGAAGCACCACTGTTAAACTTGACGGTCAGAGACTCACCGTCATTGAGGGTCAACGCCGAACCATAATCGAAATAAGCGATCAGAGGGTGGTTAGGCGTCGTCTGCGTTCCATTGTAGATGACAACGTACCTGAATGGGCCTACCGTACCACCAGACGCCGTGAACGTGACATTAGTGGCGGTGACAGTCTCGATACCCGAGCTTGCGGCGCTCACCTGAGCAATTGAGGAACCACCCGCCGTATAGCCATTACCAGCGCCAATCTCCGTGATGTCACCTAGCACAGCGTTCGTTGCCACGTTAGGCGCCGTATTAGTGAGAGCCGCCTTACAGGTATGCGTCGGCGTAGCTCCACCAATGGAGTGGTGGGCTTGCAACAGGTCAGTGACGAAGATGTTGTACTTGACGTAGGCTGCCATGCTGATTCACCCTACGCCTGGGCGATCGTAACGCCACCAGCCTGCTGATTGATCACGGCGATGGCCGCTACGCAAGAGTGGTTGTTTGACGAACCAGCAGTTTTCGTGACAGCTACAAGAATCTGGAACGTTTGCGTGGTGGTGTTAGCCCCCGTGACTGCCGAGGCAGTTACAACCACCGTAGCGATACTACCAGCACCAGCAACGTTTGACGCAACACCACCGATGACCGCCCCAACATTTACCACGGTCGCAAGACCTACTGTCCGAATGACCGTAATCTGATACTTGGAAAGCCGGTTCGCTTCACCCGCGCCAATCGCGCCACCCGCACCCATGATACCGAGCACGTCCACGTCGATGGCGGCAGAATGCTGCGCGTTAGGCACGGTAACGGTAGCGACCGCCGTTGCGGTACCATCCGCCATACCAGTTGAACCGGTCTGGATATACGTACCAGTTGAGTAGGTCTTCGCCCCACCAGAAGCGCCACCAACTGAGGCGTTCTTGGTCGCGATGAGCTGACCAGCCTTGAACCCGTTACCTGGTGTTGCTGCTGCCATTTGCTGTCTCCTTCACATCCCGCTGTCGCGGGCCATCCGGAGGATGGAGGGATTATTCTTGCTTGCTGTCAGGAGCTTTTTTGTGAGGAATCGACGGTCGAAGATACCGCTGATTCAAAAGTTGAGACAGCTTGTTCGGAAGTATGGTAGTTTCGTCGAACGGATCACCAGGTTTGTAATTCTTACCAAAGATGGTGAACGTTTTGCTGGCCTCGTAATCCATTGTTGCCCCTCAATGAAGTACGAAGGGAGGATCAACTCCCCCCTCGCTAACTATTGTGGAATGATGTACCGCTGCCGCCACATCTGAGTAATCTTGGTATTGCTCCAACCAGTAATGTTGACGGTAGCACCCTTGACGTAGGTATTTCCTCTTGCCGAAAATGCCTTCGCCGCCAAATAAACCGTCACAGCAAAAGGTGTCGGTATAAGTGACGGCGGAGGCAGCAGTGGCGGTGAAGGCGTCTTTACCTTGTGATGAACGACCATCTACGCAACGCACGCGGAGAAAAACGCCCCGAGGTCCGCACCAACGATCTTGTTAGCGTACGCGATTTCACCCTCAATGCGCACCGTCTCAAGGCCGAGCCAGGGCAGCGGGATACGGTACACGCCAACCGTAAGACCAATACCTCGGCTGATACCCTTCCACATGAACGTGTAACCGCTGGACGGCTCCATGATTCCTGGAGAAGGGTTCACGTAGCAAAGCAACGCGTTCTTGCCAGCGATCATCGCGCCGGTAAAATTCGTGCTAAGGGCGGCGCCTGGTGTCTTCTGTGCAGTGTTCTTCACCGCCTTGCTCACAAGCACTCGCTCGACGCCAAACACCTTGGCGAGCGTCACCTCGTTGGCAATAGCCGGGTTACCTGGACCGGCGCCATACTTGATGAGGTCGATGATGTCAGGGTGACGCACAAGCTTCTGGTACACGGCAAAGCCAATGGTGAAAGTATTCGCCTCGAAACCGGTGTTCTGAAGAATGGCGAGCTGCTGAACCTGGACGTCTTCAATGGGAGTCGAGGTGGGGTCGCTCCAGAGCACTGACGGCGTAATGTCGCCACCGGTCGACGAGCCCGTCCACTTGCTCGTAGTGAAGTAGTCCGTCACCCACTGGATCTCTTGCCGAAGCACCAACTTGCGGGTAACAAACCTGGTAGCGTCACGTTCCGGGTTCAGAGGAACGTCAGCGTTCGCGTCAACCTGCTCGTCAATGTCTTTGTGGTATGCCCAGACATTGCACATGTACGACGGGGTATTGTCAATGTCGTACCCGCCACCCGCTGACTCAGTCTGAGGTGCGCGGAGTTGGGCATCGTCCCTGAACCAGTCATCCTTCGTATAAACGAAGTACCGGTCAGATTTCTTGTCGACTGGCACCATCGGAAAAACCTTCTGTGAGATGAAGGCCGCTTCCGATTGAATGTAGGCAACTGACATGTTTGTCAATGGACGGTCTACGTGGACCTGTCCAAGATACGGGCTCGGCATTGCTGCTGTCTCCTTGTCTTTTCAGGTCCGCGGTTAAATGACGGCTGGCGCCATGCAATCCACCATCACGGTGATCAGAGTACCAGCGGTAGTCGCACCAGCCACGTTCACGGCCAGGCCCGCAGCGTACTGACCAGTGACGGCCGTCTGTGCCTGACCACTCGCGGTCGTGCTAAGAGTGTCACCCGCTGTCACTGAACCACCAGCCTGCAGGAATGACTCACCACCCGACACCACATCCACCGGGTCACCCGTAGCCTGAACAGGAGCCTGCAAAACGCCACAAGCCTTGTCAGTCGTCGCCGAGCAGAGCACGCACGTATTGTCAGCACTGATCTTAACGTAGCGATACTGCACGGTTGCTGCCGTAAGGCCCGCTCCAGCCATGAGTCCACTGTACTTCAGCGGCTTCGCTCCATCGAAAGGCATCGTTTCTTCTCCTTCTAGTTGTGGGGCTGCCGCCTACTGTTGCTGTTCACGGTACTGCTTCACGAGAACATTGTTTGACGGGTCCTGAAGAACGAGGTCAATCGCCATGGGTTTGGTCATCGGCGTGCTACTCTTCTGCATCATAGCGTCAGCCTTGGCCTCAATCTGCGCCCACGCATCTCCCGAGCTCTGCGCGCCAGTCAAACCATGCATCTTGAAGAGCGCGCTCTGTGCGAGCTGCTCGTCCGTCGCCTTCATGATGGCGATCGTGCGCTCAAAGACTTTAGGGGCGACCTTCTTCATCTGGCAGAATTGGTCGATGTCCGTCTCCATGTTGACCGGTACGGCCCTGAAACTCTTGAGCACTAGAACGACCGCGTCACGTTCAGCTTTCTCAACAAGGCCTTTCGCGATCATTTCCGCGGCAGTCGTGCGTGCCTCTGAGTCGGAAAGCTTCTTCTCGAGGTCGGTAAAGCGCTTCATCATCGAAGCCATCATGGGGTTCGCGGCGCGCTTCGCCACGCAGTCCGCGCACTTGCACATCGGATCGCCGGCCTTGTGGACGAACTTCTTCGTGTCCTTCTCGTCTTCCTCGTCCTCGTCGTCCTCTTCGTCCTCTTCGTCCTCGTCATCATCCGTCATAGAGCTCGCCGCCTTGCTGATAGCTGTCAACTGCTCCCGACGGACTTTTTCGTCAGACTCAGCACTCGCCCCGATGAGCTGCTTGAGCAGACCTTTCCAAGTCTTCTTCACGGGCTTCTCCTTGTTCGTTGCTGCGTCAATCTTTCGCTGAGCTTTTGCCTTGACGTCGGCCGGCATCGCTGCCTGGCTAATCCGGCCACGCGCGGCGGCAAGGTGGCCCGCGTCATGGATTGGAAGCTTTCGGTGCTTTTCACCTTTCGCGTCAGTCCAGACTGCAGCAAATGCAGAATCTGGTAAGGAGTTGCGAGCCTTCGAATCAAGGTTCCGCTTTTCGTACTCGGTCTCGTACTCGTCCTCGTCCTCACCACCCGCCGTGTCGACGTGCACGCTCCCTAAAGAAGGACTTTCCTTCTGAACGCTTTTCCAAAGCATCACGTGGGCGCCGTCACCCGTCTTCGGATCAAGGTTCGCCCCAAGATCAACGATGGCGACCCGCTTGATGCGAAGGTTTCGAAGAACTCCCTTAGCCATCAGAGCTCCTCCCGGTCAGCTTCGCCACCAATCGAGAACATACGATACTTCCCCGACTTCACTTTTGCGAACGATGACTTGTCCAGGCGATACCCAACCCACCAGCGAGTTGGAAGGAGGCGTTTAAGGAGGGAGAAATCGTTCTGATTTACTTCGTTGGTGATGGGGTCAGTCGCAAACCGCTCGAGCTTTTCCGGCGTAAAAACCATTGACTCAACAAGGTGCCCACAAGGTCCTCCCTTGTGCATCTCGTCAGCTTCGCGATATTCTTCAACGTGGAGGTAGGCGGCCTTCTCGAGCTCTTCTGACGGGATCTGATCTTCTTGGAGGTCGAAAAATTCCTCACCCCCACGACCCCTTGAGGTTGCTTTTGAAACAGACACGTTCGCAAAACCAAAGACGAGGCACTCGTCATCGTCAATCTTGCAAATCGTAAAAGGTTGTCGCACACCCTACATCATAACATTGGTGTAACTTCCAGAATATTTCGAGTAGTAAGAAATAGTCACAACTACCACGAAGTAAAAAGCTCTACACCTTCGGGTAATTGTGTCGTTCCTCATTAGCCTGATATTCAATTCGTAACGTTCGAAGGCGGGCAATCTCTGACCGAGGAATCCGAATAAGCATCGGGCCTACTCGGTACGCCTTAATGTAGCCCGAAATGATCCACCGACGAACCGTCATGTGGCACACGTCAAGAATTTCGGCGGCTTTTGAAACACTTACCGCCTCCGGGACCGGTTTCTTACTCATCGTTATCGATCGGTTTGACCGCTCCTAGCTGAAGATCGGCGTCAGTTATTACGATACCAGCGCCCTCTGAGGCGTCACGAAGGTGTGGTGGGATCTCTAACGGCGCCCCCGTCCCTCCCCTCGATTTCCGAGTCTTCCGAAGATAGTCTAGCACCTTCCGAGTCTCGTCCTGCTGCTCCTGAAGGTACAGAGCGTTGAGCTTCGTCTCCTGCTCTTTTTCCATTGGCTGCCTCAATTGGTTTAACGACATCACTTGGGCGAATCATTTTAATCATCCGAGGACCGACAAGGGTGTAAGGAATCCTACCTTCCCGAATCCAAAGACGCACGACAGACGTTTGAACCCCAAAACGATTAGCAAACTCTTGAAGAGAGATTAGCTCGTCAGAGATCTCCATTAGTTTACCTGGTCCTTTGGAGCTCCCTCTAACACGTATAGTCGATCCACGAGTTGCTTAAGCGCCCAGGCAGCATTTACCATTAAAAGCTTGTGGTAGTTGCCTGACGACATCTTAGACGCAGCGTCATTCAAGGCATGAATAAGGTCAGTGACTGAAACTTGTCGTTCCATAACTATAGTGACGTCAACAGGTCAGGTCCCTGGGTATTTGCCTCTTCCGCGGCTACTGGCCCTACGGGAGACGACCCGTCCTCAATTCCACCAATCTGACTGTTGCCTAGCGCTCCCTGACTATTACGAGGAACTTGCCTACTTCCATTTCCGTTCCCGTTCCCGTTTCCCTGCTGCCCCTTCAAAGGAATCGGACCAAGCTCTTGCGGGTCAGAGAAGGGCAACTTTGCCGCGTCCATGATCGCTTTCTGCGCGTCGAAACCAGCCAGTGGGTTAAAGCCCGTGCCAGCGATCGCCTGGATAAACCTGCCCAACTCCTCCACGTTCATAGACTCAACATCCCCGTGAGTGAACGTCGGCGTGAGTTCGGTAGGGAATCCGTTAAACCTCATGAGCAGCGGCGTCGCCTCGCGGTCAATTACCGCCCCCGCAAGGTCCAGGAACGAGCTCAACGCGGCCGTAAAGAGCGAAATCTTTGTCGCCGCGAGCGCCTTTGATCCAACGGCCTCATGACCAAGCATGATAAAGTCAGCCATCATTGCCTGCGCCATGCGCTGGTCGTAGCGCTGAATGACATTGTTCGTATCCACGCGCCGCCGCGAGCTACCGCTGATGAGTGAAAACTGAGCCCACCACGGCATCACAAGACCCGCCTGCTCGTCCTGACGAATACTTTTCACGATCTGTTGAAGCTTCAAGAGCAACGCCATAGCTTTCGGGTCCTTCTCATTCCAAATATCAGGCGGAATAAGGCCCTTCGCCATGTCTGGCTCCTTGATTTGAATCAAGGGGTAACCCGCAAGGTCACGCTCGATGCCAATGCCCTCAAAAATCTGAAGATTTTTCTTCAAGTAGTACGACGTCCAGCAATTCCGAAGAATCGAACGGCCCTCAGGGTTGTTTCGGGCGACCTGGGTACGAAAAAGCAGGCCCTTGTTCATCGGAATACGACGAATTCGATAATCTGGAGCCGCCATCTGCTGCATCACGGTCGCGTGAGATTGTTCGTCCCACTCCCACATGAAAAGCGTCTCCTGGGAACGCAGCGACCACGACTCAAACCCGATAAGGCCGTCGTTGAAGCGGCTCGGTGAGAACTTTGGGACCGGGCTACCTATTCCCTGAGGACCAGTCTGCATTACCGACTGATTCGAAGGGATGCGGTATGAGTCATTTGCTGGCCCAAGACGTCGTTTAAAGTTAAACTCCATGAACGCCCACCCGTAAGGTAGCATGGAGAGAATTTCAGACACAACGTCTTGCCATGTCATGTCCAAATCGTCAAAAACCGCCCCTCCCATGAAATTCGCGATCTTCCGGGCTTCCAACGAGTTATTCGCGGGCTTAAACTTATAACTAACCTTACGGCAGAGGTGTTGGGCGGCGAACAACATTGACCCTATGATAGGGTCATTGTCTGCCATCTCACGATAATTCTTCATACCCTGAGGGCCCTGAAGCTCTCGAAGAAACTCATCATAGACCCGCGAAACACCACCGTATCTCTGAACGCCAGAGATACCGTACATCTGCCTCGTCGCACCACCTTGACCGGTATTGATTCGATCTCGACGCTTTTTTGCCATGGTTATCGTCGCCAAATGGACCGGTTAGTTCCGGTCATTGAACCCCACGCCGAATCCATGTGCAACGTAGCTTCCTCCGTGCCCAGGGAAAACCACGTACTTTGATGACCGGGAGCTTCAGGATTACCGTCTTGAATCATCCCACCACCTAGCCAAACAATGGCCTGAGAGCAGGAATCAACAAAATCGTCGTATTTTGCTTTTGGAAAAGCGCAAAGCTGGTACGCAAACTCCTTAATCCAGGGAGCTAGAGACTCGTGAGGAAGGTATACGTTACCCGCGCGAAAACGCCATGAAGCCGACATAAGTCGCGACTCTTTACTCGCGCTGCCGGGTTGGTACGCCACAATTCCAGGAATTCTATGCTGAAGAGTAGAAATGACAGCGCTACCATTCGCCCTATCCTCCACGAGCTTGATCTTTATCATCGGAAAGATCCCAGGGTACTCATCCATACCGTCCAACGACGTGCCGCCTACGAAGCGGGCTATCTCGTCAACAGTCTTCGGAAACCCCATTCGCGCGTGAATCACTACCGGCATGAGGTACAGGTCAGCACCAAACTGCGCCCACCCCGTCCCTGCCACAAAGTCGGTATCTTTGTGCTCCTTGAACGAGCAGTCGATGCTCAAGAGCGGCGTCATGGGGTTCGTTGTCTGAGACCAGTTAGGGATAGGGATGCCTGTGGGTCCACCGTAATACTTCAGCCAATGCGCTTGGATGATTTGACCGCTCGGTGGCGTGGGGTTTTGGCCGTGCTGGGCTGCGTACTGGTAATCTCCAAGGTCGATCTTCGCCCGCTCATTTTGAGCTGCAGTAAACCGAATGGGGTTAAGCAGCTCACCTTCTTCCAAGCGAGGATCTTCCCAACGATGCTCTTTGCCTGTGGCCGTTTCAGTCCAAGAAGTCTTACAAGCTGACGTTCCAGAGAATTTGAACTCGGTAGGAAGGTTAAGGTGGACGTAGCCACCCCGTTCAAGGATATCTCCAGCCACATCACCTTCATGGACACGTTGCTGAACGACGACTCGCACGCTCTTGGCGTCATTCCGCCTGGTAGACATAACGACGTTCCACCAGTTAACCGTGTCAGTTCGAACTTCTTCAGATTCCGCTTTTTTAACGTTGTGCGGGTCGTCCGCAACGATGCGCTCACCACCCTCACCCGTGTTTGAACCTCCCACCGAGGAGGCCATCATGTAACCATTCTTATCGTTTGCAAAGCGAACTTTGCTGTTCTGCTCCTTGACAAGGGTAAAAGATCGCGAAAAATGGTCAGCAAACCACCCTGTTTGAATCAAACCACGCCGCTTAATGCTGTCACGAACAGATAGGTTGAAGGCGTACGAGGCGAAAATCCACCGATTCTGCGGGTAAGTAATCCACTCCCAGACTGGCCAAAGCACGCTAATGATCAAAGATTTGCTGTGCCGGGGCGGCATCGTGATCAGAAGATCCTTGATATCGCCCTTCGTTACCGCCTCGAGATGCTCACAAATCGCGTCGATGTGCCAGTTGGGCACGAACTCTGCCGGCTCTACCCACTTCCACGCCCGCGGGATGAACTCCCGCAACGTTGACGACATCTCCGCGATTGCAAGCTCCTTTTCAAGAATCTCAAGCTCGGCAACCGCGCTAACGAGTTCTTTCTCGTCAAGCGTACTCACGGTCTTTTACCAGCTTATCGTCTCCAGGTCCCACTTACGGCGGCCATCAATGGACCATAGCCTGAAGTAAAATCGTCCCGGAACACGCGACCATTAATGACGATCTGAACCTGCAAAGTGCCAAACGTCAGCACTGAATTCGCCTGAGCCTGTAGTAAAACAAATAAGTTTGGGTCGGAGGACTTAACCTCAACAAAGTACGGGAGCGAGGCGCTTGGGACAAACGTCGTACCGTCCAGCGAGTCACTCCAGGTAATCGTCGTGGGCGTTACGTCTCCAATTACCCGAAACTCGACAATGTCAGCCACCGAGCTTGAAGTCACTGGGCTCGGGGTTGTTGGAATCGGTGCTGGGCCGTCATTGTCAGAACAACCTAGGGTTAATAAAGCCACTAGAGCGACGACCACCAACCTTATAGTACCCATGGCGGTGGCTTCTTACCACCTACTGTCTGTCGACCACTGTCAAAGTAGCCATACGCCCCGGCAGCCATCGCCGCGTCCCCGACATCCTCACGTGTGGGTTCAGGAAGATTGTTCCAGTACCCTGGGTACGCTGTCGCCTCCCCGTTGATGAGCAACAGGTCATCGTCAGGGTCGGGTAACTGGATCAGTTTTGGCCAACCCGCATTCCCCATGAAGTGCCACGCGACCGAGCGCGTCTCAGCCGCGTAGCCAGTGGTCTGGAACTGCGCTTGGAAATTCGCCTTTAGCTCCGGCGTGTTGAGGCCGTTGTCGTACGGGCCGTTCTGAATCAACCACCCACGACAACCGGCGGCGTAAATACGACGCCACGCTTCCCCGTTTGGTACAGCGACAGGTTCGTAAGCGTCCGTACCCACCGGAGCGTCACAATCAGCCACCAGGTGCACGAGAGGTACGCAGTCTGGAAGCATCGCCGAAATCCACTGGAAGTAGAGGCACCACGTGGCGTTCGACCACTCGTAGTGCGCAGGCTCCCAGCCTGATGGTACGACTAACCTGAGGAGTTTTCGCGCCCGCTCTGTTTGAAGAAGCGGCGAAAAAAAGTCACGTGTTTGTTCGAAAGTCCAGCCGTCGGGGTGGAGGAACTCGATTGGCGCGAACCCATGGTCCCACCACCACTGGAGCTCATCGAGGTGCTTCCCCCACTGTCGCTGCTTTTCTGACGACGACGCGTCCACAGGCCATGGATCAGGGTTGGGATACTGGCCGTGATACCCACCGTAATCGCCAACAGAAGGACCGGTATCAACGTTCCAGTAACCTCTTCCTCGAAGGATCGTGGCCATGGGTTCACGAACATTCTCCGGGTACCGCAGCAGGTAAGTTGCGGCGATGATGTTGAATGCGGTGCCTGGTCGCGGGCCCAAGGGAAGCACGAGCTCGCCGTTACAGTTCGGCCACATGGCTCCCCGGACACGCCGAAGCTCATGCCATGGCACCGAAGACGGGTCGAAGGTTCCTCCCCGGCCACCGCGGATGCCGAGATAAAGGTTCACCTTGCTAGACATTCGGCACCGTGCCCGGGTCGCCAACCCGGAACGGGTACACCTTGCCGCTGTTGGGGTCAGGACAGTAGTTCCGCGTGCTGTCCAGGGAGCCGTTGAAGTAAGAGACCGCGGCAGTTTCGTACGCACCGTATTCCCCGCTAGCGGCCGTTTTACCTAAAGACCCATCCGGGCGAACCTGAACACGTGACCCGTCAGCGTAGTGGTGGATGACACGACCATCTCCCACAACCTCGTCATCGTCAGTCACAACCACTCCCGGGGCCGTACCATAGCACGGAATTAACGCTCTCATGACATTCTCCTAGAATGAGGGGCCCCTAAGGGCCCCCCACCCGTCTCGTGTGCTGTGACTATTCAAACCAATGGCCGGGATGATCTTTCGGCTTTCTAAACCCGAACCAAGGTTTGAGGATGGGGCAGTGAAGAATCAGCGCAATAACCGCGACAACCACGATTATCGCGACGACATCATCGACCGTCACCCTACTTCTTGGCGACCTTGCTTGGTGTCGGCACCGGGAAGGTTGGTATCACGATCCAACCCAAGTCCGGGTGCCAAACTGGTACGAACGCCGGTGGGGCGGGAGGCTCTGGACCACCACCTCCTGGCGGCGGCAAGATCGGTCCACCTCCCACCGTCGGGGGATAGCCCGGCTTGTCCGGGAAGTCAATGCCGGGAGGTCCCCAGATCGGGAACGTTGGCGTTCCGGGCGGCCCACCGGGAAACGGTGGCGGAATCACGGGCCCACCGCCCACACCGAGGCCCGTGATGCTGATCTCTCCGACAAACGTGACGCCGTTCTCCTCGGTACCGTCCGAGTGCGTCACCTTGCCTTCCAACGTGACTGGAATCGCGGCCATTCATTTCTCCTTCTTAGTTACGGACATTTGCTGAACGAGCACGTCAAGTACCGGTGCAGGGTGAACGAGGGCAGCCGTAAGATAAGCACCAACGCACCCCACGTGCTGTTTGGGTCGTACGACTTCCACGTTTTCCCGCATTGCTTACACCTGTGACACTCCACGAACATCACCCTTCCTGTCGTACTGCGTCTGTCTCACCCATGCCCCCGATGATTTTTGACTATATATACTGCGCGCCCGCGCGCCCGCCCGCGCGCACACACACACGCGCGCGCGCGTATATAATAGTGGATTACTACGGGGTCTCCAGCGACGCGCGAACTGCGGCGTCCTTGGACTCCAAAAGCTTGCGCAACGCCACCGTCCGTTCCGCGCACCGCGGCAACGACTCCAGGATGTCCTGGGCCAGGAGACTAAACCGGCGCGAGACCACCTGCAACTCCACCGGCAAATGCTCATACTTAAAAAACTTCATGATTGGTTCTTCAACCTTCGCTGGTTCAGAAGCTTTGTCCACCACCCTACACCTCCATCATCGGCGTCGGCGCAGACTCGTGCCGTGCCCCGATGTCCGTGCCGTCCGTCGCCTGCCCAACGAATGGCGAGTCGGGAGAGAGCCGGAAATCATACAAGTCGGGGTTCATGAACCCTACCTCACTGATCAAGCCTGGCATGAAATTTCCCGGGGGGTACCCCGTCGACGGCCCACCCACGATCACGTTGTGCGTGTACACGTACGGTAGCGCGAACACGTCCAGCGCCGCCGCGCCAATGAGACCATTCGTCGCTACGTCATCGCTCCCGGTCTTCAAGTAGCTTCCGTAACTCGCCCCCTGAATCCCGATATTGTTCACGCACGCGAAGTTCGTGCAAGGCCGGTTGATGAGGTACTCCGTGATCGCCCAATCACCCCGCTGATCCGTCACCCAGGTGTTGTGGTCGATCAGGACCCAGTCACCACCCTGGATCTGCCAGCTATTTCCCCGCGCGCCGCCCCCATCCGTCACGTTCCACGCCTCGTTGTCCCGAAACAGCAGCCCCACCAGCAGCTGCGACTCGTACCGTGACCCGCGGTCGTCGCGGCCCAGCACGTTTACCACCCCGCCGACGTTCCATACACGATTTCGGGTCACCATAACGTTTCTTATGGCCGCCCACGGGTTCGCCCCCTCCTCATTCCGCACCGTGATCTGAAGCGCCTTCCCGTCCTGCCCATCGGGCCAGCACTCGCTGAGGTCGTTCTGATCGACCACCACGTTCACCCCGGTCTTTAGCTCCAGGAGATTCTTCACGACGTAGCCCTTGCCACGCCACTCCGGGTTTTTCGTGAGCGTATTCTTACGGATAACGATGGTGGTGGGCAGCAGGTCAGGGACGTGAATCGTCGCGCCGCCGACCAGGACGTTTTCTGAGGCCGCCTCGAGGTAGTTGTCTTCGATCAGCCAATCGCCGCTCCCGTTCCAGCCACAGATCGCCTGACTGTCCTGGCCCGGCGTGAAGATGCCCGAGAAGTGACAACACCGCACGGCTGCCCGACCACAGTTCAACCCGAGGCCACGCTTCTGACCCGTCACGGGGTCCCCGTGCACGTAGCAGCGGTCCAGGGTCAAGTTATAGGGGAGTTGCTCGAAGCTGTGCTGGTTCGCGCTCCCGTCCCCGAAGCTGACAATCTCACCATAACCCCCGGGGTTTGGCAAGAGCTCAAGCCCGAGGATATACCAGTCATGCACTCCAGGTTCAGTACGAAGTGCCGGCAGCCCACCGGGCGCCGCCTGCAACTTCGCGGGGTTGAAGTCCGTGCACCGCCCCTGGTCGTTCAGGAGCAGTCGCCCCTCGGGCGGCTCTGTAGCGCTCCGCAACACGACGGGGCTGCCGCCCTTGTGCAAGCCCAGGACGAAATTCCCAACGTACGTTTCCCCGTCGACCAGAACGACTTCATCCCCTGGCTCCGCGTCATCTAACGCCGACTGCAGGTCTGCTCCCGACACCACGTTTATGATCATAACTTTGGGATTTACTATACACCGAGCGCTAGGCAGATGTATACCCCAAACTTGTCTATCTACTATCATTTTATACAAGACAACTTTAGCCGGCCTGCCGCGGGTTCAAGGGGGCCCACTTTACCGGCCTGTCGTGGGTTCAGGGAAGCTTTTGGGACACTTTGCCCTGGTTCGGGGCGCACCTGGGGGTTCAGAGAAGCTTTTGGGGCCCAGTTAAGCGGCTTTTCCCGCTATTTTCTCCCAGAATTTTTTTACCAACTTGGCTTTTCCAATGCATGGGCTGGTTTTCTGGAGATTTTTTTCCCCGCTTCAGATCTCCCGGACCTGACGGAGACGCCCGGGGGCTTGAACGTGAGAAAAAACAAGATTCAATAAAATCTTGTAAAGTTTGTCAAGAATGTCTCTTGACTGCTCACTAGAGGTGTCACATGACTACGACTGTTGTTGCACGTCCGACCACCACGCCTGCATTTGGCTCGCGCTATGGCACTGCAGACATCGTCAAGGCGCTCATCGCGCAAGTCGACACGGCGCAGGCGACCGCCATCACGCTGCCGGACGACGTCAAGTGGGTCAACTTCCACAACGTGGTCTACAAGAAGGCGCAGTCGCAGGGCTTCAAGCTGCACTACTCGCGCAACGGCCGCACGCTCACGATGTGGCTGACGCGCGCGTAAGCGCAAGAGAGCGAGAGCGCGCAAGCGCTCTCGCTTTTCGTCAACCGGACAAGAGAGTCGAGGAGGGTCAAGTCATGGAAGGCAAGGGAGCCGAGAAGGGTCTCGAGGTAGGCAACACAGGGTTGTACGCGCTCAGGGCATATGCGCAGGCCAAGGCCGCAGGTGAGCAGCACGAGCTCGCACAGGCCATACCGCATGGCTTCAGGGCGAGCACGGAGGAGCGCAGCGCCTACTGGGCGGCACGCGACATCGAGGAAGGCATGTGGGTGTCGCAACGTCGGAGTGCGACGATCGCGACAGCGTCATTCTTGCGCGACCACAAAGAGCGAAAGCAGCGCGAACGCGATGAGGCGCGGGCGGTGATGGTGGCACGCAAGGGCAAGGCGTGGGGCAGAACGAGAAGCAAGGGTACGGGGGGCGTGGCGGTAGGGGCGGCAGGCATCACAATGACGGTGGTACGGCGGTAGTGCGAGGCGACGGTAGAGGGAGGACAGGACGACAGACGATAGAGAAGACATGACGACAATAGACCGGGTGCGGTTCAAGAACTGGCTCAGGACAACGCTACTCGTGGCAGGATTCGGACGCGCAGGGTGCGCATCACCGGTCGCGCCAAGCTACACGTGCACAACACAGCCAAGGCTGTACTCAAACCCGACTACGGGATACTCGCAGTGGGAGATCGACACGTACGCGAGTGTAACGCCGTGCCCGGCGATTCCAATCAAGTGACGTTCGAGGAGGAGGTTCGATGACGATCAAGGCTGTCATGGAACGTGGCTGGACACCGCGCCAAGTACGCGGCTCAGCCAGTAAGATCGAGTGGCTACAGGCCCAGTCGTACCTGCGGTACTGGGAACTGCGGTTTGTGCTGGAGGCGCGGGCGTTGAACTTGCGAACCGCGCACCGGCGATACAAGCGACGGGTGGGCCTGCCGTTCGGGAGTGTTCGAGTCCTTGCATGAGCCGGAGTTGTTTCAACCGAGGCGCGGCGTCCAGGACAATGGTCCCGGTTCGAAGTCATAAAGGAGGTCGGAGATGCCTGTGATGATCGAGGTGTACGTAAATGGCAAATTCCGGTGGTCGTTCCTGTCGTGGGCGGAGGCGCTAGACGAGCGACGCGTCGTGGGTCGTATGATCGCCAAGCGCGGCGCGCGCATTCGGCGTGGTCAGCGAGCGCACGTCGAGGTCTGGGTAAGCTAGCCGTCGCGAGCTGGGCGCGAGCTGGGCGCGAGCTGGTGCCTATCTCGGGACAAGCTAGTCCCATTAGGAGGTTCAAGTGAAGCTTCAGATCGAGCTAATCGTGAAGGTGGACGTGGAGGCCAAGGCCGCTGACGTGCCAAGCAGGTGGTTGTCCAAGGACTTCGACCTGGAGTACGTGCGACCGTTACCGTTCTGGTTGTACAACGCAGCGTGCGCTGCGGTGATCGACCACCAATACTGGGTCGTGAGCGCGAAGCTAGTTCAGGTGGGGGAGGACTAGTGCGTACCGTCCTGGCCCTCGTGTTCGTGCTGGTCTGGCCGCTGCTCGTGGCCTGGCTCTGGTTCCACGCATAGTAGCACTGGAGAACTTGGCGAGGCATTGCTCAAAGTCGGGGTCACGTCAATGACCTGGACGGCGGGTACCTCGCCACGTTTTCTCGCGATTTTATTGCGGAGTTGATCGATGCGGAACAAGATCTGCTCAGGGTCAATGCTGGCGATCGTCCGCTTGTCGTCAATTTCGGTCTTTACCGGCGCGTCAGCGCCGAGCAAGCGAGCTTTGCGCGTGAGGATTTTGAGAACGACCTCGGCAGACGCGACATCGTGCGTGGCCTTGTCCATGTGTGCGACCAACAGCTTGTCCAGTTGGTCCACCATGACTTGTCGGGTGTCGTCAATCTCCTCGCGCAGCTCGGCATTCCGGACCCGCATGAGGACTCGAAAGTCCTCCGCGCACTGGGTTGGAGTTACGCGATACCCAAAGTGTTTGGCTACAGAGTCGGCAACTTGGTCCCAGGTCTGGGCCTTACGGCGACAATCAAGCACAAAAAGTCGGCGCTCGGCAACCTCCTCTGGGAGGCGGGACATCACAGAAGTATGCTGGTTGGCCATCGAAGCCTCGAAACTATATTTTGGAACGAAGCGCCGTTCAAAGCCTCGATTGTACACCGGGAATGACTCCGAAGTACAATGCTTTGTTCACAGTTTCAGTCCCTTTACTGACTCTCGAAGCCAGTTAAGGCAAACCAATTTAGGAATTCACATGCAGTTAGGGTTAAGGTTCGTGTAACTCAAGGCATAACTTGTAATTGATAAGTGAAACTTGGGAAATCTTGCACTTTTTGCTTTTGTTACTCAGGGGTTACAACCAAGTAATCCCCTAAAGTGTTGACTGGTAATAACTTAAGCTATGTGTTACCTGGTAACCTCACTTTTACCACGCAAGGAGTATAGAGACTTGACTTCTTGTCAACAAGCCTTAGGCAGACAAACGTATAGAGCCACTGTGGGTAATGCATAATGACTGGCTCCGTTAAGCGACGTGAGCAAGCCGTAAGAGAAAATTAGGTGAATAAGCTAAAACAGTAATGTCTTTTATTGCAAGTCCAATGGGCGCTATAGGCCTATGGTGGGGCCAAAAATAGTATTATAAGTACACTCGAGCTAGCCTCGGGTAAGAAAGGGGGTGTGTGCGAGGCAGCTTTAGCTGGCTCGACTTGAGAACGGGGCAATGACGGCAAGGCTCTCGCAAATTCGGGAGGGGGGTGTGACGTGCGGAAAGTGTTTCTGAGCTGTGTGTTGGGGGCGGTAATGTTGCTGGGTGCGGCAAGCCCGGCGTTGTCGAAAGGGTCGGGGGGCGGGTCGCGGGGTTGGAAGACGAAGGCCGGCGGTCACGTGGGTGGTCGGAAGAAGGGGACGGCCCCGAAGACTGTGAAGTCGGGGACGCCCCGAGCTCCGGCGACGGTGCGTGTGGGCGCGGCGCCACGGAAGCCGGTGGTGCCCAAAACCGTCAAGAAGGCGAAGTAACGAGGCCTTCCTGAACCTCAAATTTACGGCAAGTCGGAGCCCCGTAAACTTCCCCGATCGGGGTAAAAAGAAGTGTACATCGGGGTTCCTGTGTGATAGAATCTTCTTAGTTGATAACCTCGGGGCGCAAAGGCCTCAGGAGTCACGCGCAGTGGCAATAACGCCACAGGTAGAAAGTGAGATCGCGCCATGGCAAGAGCAAGATTGTACGGGTGGAACGGGGAGCGGCCGGCAAAGCCGGTCAGTGGGCAGAAAGCGCTAGTGTTGCGTGGGTTGGCGCAGCACCGGGGCGAGGTGAAGAGCGGCCACGAGTGGGCCACGATCATCGGCCCAGGGCTTGCGACGCGGCAGGACCCCTACCGGGTCGTGCTGTACTACATCCTGCTGCTCAAGAAGGACGGCTGTGTTCGGACGGTGGAGCAGGACATCGAGGCGGTGACGGTCAACGAGGACGTGAAGCACGCGATCGTGGTGCGCACGGACTCCAACGACATCGAAGTTCGCAACGTGTTCGAGACCACGGTTCCCGAGAACGAGGAGGAGGACGAGGACGAGGAGGAGGAGAGCGACTACGAGGACGACGACGAGGACGACGAGGCTGAGGCTGAGGCTGAGTAGCTGACCGTTGCGGGGAGGGGGCGACGTCCGGTCGCCTCTCTCCCGGAACAAGTCAGTTCCAGGAGGTTAGCTCGTGTCAACGAAGCAGCGGTGGACGGTGAGGGTCGTCATGTTCCACGACGATCGGCTCAATCCGCAGATCCCCGGGGTGTGGGTCGAGCAGTTGCGGCACCTCGGGTGCTTGCGGATTCTCAAGGAGGCGGACGACCGGACGGTGCTCGAGTTCGACTACCCCGGCGACCCGCGAGGGGTCGACACGAAGGTGTGGGCGGAGCAGGAAGCGGAGCGGATGGCGTCGTTCGAGTTGAATGCGGTCGCGGCGCCTCAGTGGTCGTCCGTGCTACCGACAGGGGCGTGACCATGATTAGCGCAAAAGGAGGAAAAGTGTGGCTCTCCTGACCTGTCCCGATTGTGGGGAAACCGTGAGCGAGCACGCGCGAGCGTGCCCGCATTGTGGTTATTGGATGTCGCGTGGGTTTCTGGGACGGCCTGGGACGGGGGAGCGTACAGCGAACGTGGGGTGTCTCCTGGTCCTGGTCCTGCTCGTCATCGTCGGGTTAGCGGTGCTCTGACAGGAGGTGTGACTATGTACGTCGTGTTGACGGTAGACAACCTGTACTACGGCGGGCCGCTGCCCACGTTTGCCACACATCGTGACGCGTGGGACTGGGCGCAAGCGCTCGTGGAGTGTTCTGATTGTGGGGAGGAGGTCAGCTAGGCTGATGTGCGAGCTTAACCCCAAGCGCAAGGCGATCTACCGGTTGGAGTTCTGGACTAGCCATGAGCTGACGCAGGAGCAGTTCATCATGCAGGTAGTGCCTCGGCTGTTGATGCTCGAGGAGGTGTTCAACAAGGAGGGTAAGGTTCGCGTTCACGTGCACGAGGTGGATGTTGCTGACCTGCGAGAGGGGGCGGAAGATGAGTGACAAGGCTGCTCGTCAACCTGAAGGTCGTCGAGCCTGGCGTTTTGGGTGTGGCAAGAAGCTTGTGGTGTACGTGCCACGGGGTTGGGACTACAAGAAACTTGAGGTCGAGTGCGGCTCGACGGCGTTCACCGGCGGGGTGAATCAGTGCGCTGAGTGTGTCGTGAAGTACCCCGTGTCGGAACCACGGGAGGACGAGAGCGACCTGGACTGGTTTGATAGGCAAAGCTCTTGACACGAGGAGGCTTACTAATGGCGAGCGTGAGCATTTCGCTTAGTGAAGATGAGCTACCGGAGGTGCGCGTTAATGAGGCGGACTCCAGCATGCTGTTCATCGTTGTGGCGTACGGTGACGTAACGCTGTACCTGCCAGGCTACAATGCCGAGTGTGCGGCATCGACGCGCAAGTTTGGGGAGGTGTTGCTCGCGGCGGCGGCAAAGGTGTCGGTGATGGTCCAGAAGAGGGAGGTTGTGGGGGTGCGGGAAGCTTCCGACCCGGGAAAGCCAGCGTGTTAGCGCAGAAGGACTTCAAGTTCGGGCTAGTGATCGTCGTGAGTGCGGCGGGGCAGGTCCTGAACGCGGACGGTGAAGTCGTGGAGGAGGGGCTCGAGGATGACCTCGAGCAGCCCATCTTTCTCGGCTAAGTTTAATGACTAAACATAGCGGGGTACGGAAGCACCCCGCTCGTGTTATAATCACCTCATGGCTAATAACAAAGTTCCGAAACCGACGTACGAGATCAATGAAGGCCGCTTCATGAGGCGACTTGCCCACGTGAGGGGCAACTTTCAAATTCCCGAGAATGACTGCTGGATCTGGGCGAGCACGTGCTACAGGCGTGCTCTAAACGACGGCAGCGTTATTGAAACTCCAGTTCTTCCCATCATGCACCCCGGCACGCGTGGCAGTCACAACGCGTACGCGCGACGGTGGGCGTGGGAGCACTGGCACGGTGAAGTGCCTAAGGGCACGGTGATCGTGAACGTCTGCGGTGAGCCAAAGTGTGTGCGACCACACTATTTGCACAATCGGCCCATGGACAATGGGGCATGGCTTCGCTCGAGTTCTATTGAGGCGATGACGGTTCAGGAAAAGATTGATCGAGCTACTTGGCTTCTTGCGCGTGCTGAAAATCTCAAGAACCAGGCACAACGGCTCATTAATTTGACAACCTTTCAGGAAGAGAAATCAACAAAGACGGCGGCAGAGCGCGAGGCGGAGTTGCTGGCGATTCCGCCAGCCCGCGTAACACGATTAGGGGAGGATGAGTGAAGATCAATGAACCAGGGTGGATGCCCTGCTACCTCAACCCGACGTTTGACGAGCTCAAGGAGTTAGCGGCGTCGGGCTGGGACACGTGCCGCATTCTGACCAATGATGAGACGAATGACCTTGTTA